ACCTCGGCTACTGGATCGATCGCCGCGCGTTCCGCATGCGCATCGATTGCGCCAGCCCTGCTCTGGTGCATATCCGCCGCGCGATCATCATCGGCGCCACGATGCTGGCGTTCGGACTCGCGCTATGAAGTACCGCTTGGACGCCATCATTCGCATCGTGCTGCTGCTGGCGGCGGTTGCGGCGCTGTGCGTCCATGACTTTGCGACGGCGAGCGATCGCTGCTTGCAGTACCGGCATCTGCTGACGCGCGAAGCGCAGGCGGTGAATGGCCTGGATGCGCCCGTGGCGATGTATCTTGCGCAGGTGCACCAGGAGTCGAGCTGCCGCGCGGATGTGACGGCGTGGGATAACGGGCGCGGACTGGCGCAATTCATGGACGGCACGTCCGAGTTCATCGCGCGCCTGTATCCGGTGCTCGGGCCGCCGAATCCGTATGACCCTCGCTGGTCGCTGCGCGCGCTGATCCGCTATGACGGCTGGATTTTCGAGCGCGTGCGCGGCAAGGATGCGTGCCACCGCTGGGCCGCTGCGCTGAAGGGTTACAACGCCGGGCCCGGATATGTGTTCCAGGCGCAGAAGGCGTCGATCGATCCGGATACCTGGTTCGGCGTCACGGAATTCGTGCCGACGCGGCAGAGCAAGGCGAACTTCGAGCACTCGCGCCTTTACCCGCGAAAAATCCTGTTCAAACACCAACCGCTGTATGCCGGCATCGGCCGGACGGTCTGTCTGCCGTGGAGGCCGCCGGCATGAGGAAGCTGCTGCCTGGATTGCTGCTTGCACTGGTGGTTGCCGCGCTGCTCGGCGCCGCCGGCGTGGCGGTCGACCGCTTCGGCTACAGCCGCGCCGAGACGAAGTACCAGGGCGAGATCGCCGCGCTCAAGCGCGCGCATGCCGAAGCGATGCTGAAGGCCGAACGCGAGGCGCGCGCAACCTTCGAATCGCAAAACCGCAACCTGTTGCGCCAGACCGAGGCGCTGATCGATGCGAAGGCGACCATTGATGCGCAGACGCGCGAACTGCAGAAGGAAAGGGCCAAGAATGTTTCGACTCTCTATCGTGAAGTGCCTGATGAACCGCTGCGGCCTGTGCCTGGCTGGATTGTTACTAATGGCTGGCTGTGCGACTACAACCGTGCCATTGGCTACGGTGTATCAGACCCCGCCTCCGGCGACGCCGGAGTTGAAGAGGAAGCCTGCAAGGCCGATGCCTTTGCGCCCAGCGGCGTCACGGCAGAGGAAATTCTCCGGCACCACGCAGAGTACGGCGGCTACTGCAGGAAGCTCGAACAGCAGATAGACCGGCTGGTTGACCACATCGAATGCATCGAACGTGGGCCCGACAACAAGGATGGAAAGGTTTGCGTGAGATGAGCGCGTTTGAAGTTGTGAAGATCGGTCTGGAAGTGTTCTTCTTCCTGGTCTCTGGTGGCGTGGGCGTCTATGCCTACCTGGTGTCGCGCAACACCGCTTCGCAGGAGAAGGTGAGCGCATTGGAATCTGCGCTGCAGCGGGATATCGCGGAGCTGCGCGCACAGGTCGGTCGCCTCGATGAGCGTAGCCGCCAGTCGCCGACCCACAGCGATCTGGAGCAGGTGTACCGCCGCATCGATCAGGTCGCTCAGACCGTCAACAGCATGGCGGGCGCGTTCGAAGGAACACAGCGCACGCTGAACCTGATCCACGACTATCTACTGCAAGGCAAAGGATGAAGACCCTGGAACAAACATTCACCGAGGATCGCCGCCTGGTGATCCTGCGCATCCTGCTGGAGAGCGACGGCTATCGCGCCAACGAGTTCATCCTGCAGTCGATGCTGGAGCGCTTCGGTCACACGATATCGGCCGATCTGGTGCGCACGGAACTGGCGTGGCTCGCGGAGCAGGGTCTGATCGCCGTTGACGTGGTGGCGGACGTGCGTATCGGCCAGTTGCTGGGCCGGGGCGAGGATGCGGCGCGTGGCCGCGTGGAAGTGCCGGGCGTGAAGCGCCCGCGAGCGGGGCAGTAATGGGCCGCAAGTCCACCGTCGCCTACCTCGACGCAGCGATCGTCGACGAGGTCAACCACCTGATCCGGGGCGGCAAGACCATCGACGACATCGTCAATGCGTTGCGCGAGCTGGGCGCGAACGTCTCCCGTTCGGCGGTCGGCCGCTACGTGCAGAGCGCGCGGGAGTCGATGGAGAAGTACCGCCAGGCGCAGGAGGTTGCGAAGGTCTGGGTCGACAAGCTGGAGAACGAGCCGCAGGGCGACGTGGCCCGGCTGTTGCCGGAAATGCTGCGCGCGGTGGCGTTTCAGACCATCTCTCAGCTCGGGGAGTCTGACGATCAGATCGGCTCGCAGGATCTGATGTTCCTGGCGAAGGCGCTGAAGGATTTGTCGAGCGCGACCAAGACCAACATGGACGTGGCCGCCGTGCGCCGGAAAATCCAGGCCGAGACCAAGGAGGTGGCCACCGACGTGGAGAAGACCGCGCGCCAGGCCGGCCTCTCTGAAGAACAGGTGCTCGCTATCCGGAAGCGCATCCTCGGCATCGGCGAGCAGCAATGAGCGAGATGCATGTCCCTGCCGTCCTGCTGCCGTATCAGCAACGCTGGATCGCTGATCCGTCGCCGTTCAAGGTCGCGGAGAAAGGCCGGCGCACCGGCCTGACCTGGGCCGAGGCTGCGGACGATGTGCTGATCGCTGCAGCGGATCGCCAGGCCGGCGGACAGAACGTGTACTACATCGGTCAGGACAAGGACATGACCGAGGAATACATCGACGCGTGCGCGATGTGGGCACGCGAGTTCAACCATGCGGCCAGTGCGATCGAACAAGGCATCTGGGAAGAGGATGCGGACGATGAGAAGAACAAGAACATCCTGACGTATTCAATCCGATTCCCGAAGTCCCGCTATCGCATCACCGCGCTGGCGTCCCGACCGCGCAAGCTGCGCGGCCGTCAGGGCGTGCTGGTCGGCGACGAGGCGGCATTCCAGGATGACCTGGATGCGCTGATCAAGGCTGCAATGGCATTCCTGATCTGGGGCGGCAAGGTGCGGCTGATCTCGACCCACTTCGGCGTTGACAACCCGTTCAACGATCTGTGCAACGACATCCGCGCCGGCAAGCAGAAGGGAACGATCCACCAGATCACGTTCCGGAATGCGGTCAAGGAAGGTCTGTACAAGCGGGTCTGCCAGCGCATGGGCAAGATCTGGACGCAGGCCGAGGAAGACGAGTGGGTGCAGGGCATCTACGACTTCTACCGCGCCAATGCCGACGAGGAACTGGACTGCATTCCGTCGCAGTCGTCCGGCGCCTACTTCTCGCGTGCGCTGGTCGAGTCGCGCATGGATGCATCGCTTCCGGTGCTGCGTCTGACTCTGCCTGAAGGCTTCGACCTGAAGCCGCAGGAAGAGCGCGAATCAACGGTGCAGGACTGGCTGGACACCTTCGTCAAGCCGCTGCTGGAAGCTCTGCCGAAGAACGTGCGCAGCTACTACGGCATGGACTTCGCACGAACCGGCGACTTGTCGTCGTTGGTACCGCTGATCGAGAACAGCATGCTGCACCGGAAAGCGCCATTCATCCTTGAGCTGCGCAACGTGCCTTTCGAGCAGCAGAAGCAGGTGCTGTTTTTCGTGGTGGACAACCTCCCAAACTTTTCCGCTGGCGCGAACGACGCCCGTGGGAACGGCCAATGGCTGGCCGAGGTGGCGGCGCAGAAGTACGGCGCCGAATACATCCACCGAGTGATGCTCACGCAGGATTTCTACCGCGACAACATGCCGAAGTACAAGGCGGCATTCGAGGATGCGGAGATCTCGCTGCCCAAGGATGCCGGCGTGATCGACGATCACCGCGCCGTGAAGATGGAGCGCGGTGTGCCGAAGGTGCCGGACACCGGCCACACCAAGGATGCAAAGGACGGCGGCAAGCGCCACGGCGACGCGGCGATCGCCGGCATGCTCGCGTGGTATGCCTCGCTCAATGGCGCTGATCCGTTCGAGTACTACAGCGACGGCCAGGCCGACGTAAAGGACACAGGAGGCTTCATTGGCTACTGAAAAAGACAAGCAGCAGGCGCTGCAGCGGCCGGAGCTGGAGACGGAAGTCGCCAGCCGCGACCGCGACCCTTACGAGCAGGACTATCTCGGAATCATCCGACCCAACGATGTGA